TCTACTTCAATAAATTGATTATCTTCTATTACCCAGTGGGATCCAGAAACTAATACTCCTTGGTAATTGTATATACTCTGTGGCATAAATTCCATTTTAGCCTGTACAATACCACCTCTAGTATCTTCACCAACTTTAATAGTTGTAATTTCTTTTGTAGTGCCGTCAGCCATTTGAATTGTAGTGCCTTTAACAAAACATCCTCCTGATCCACTTGAGCCACCACCATTTGAGCCACCATCACTTGAGCCACCACCACTTGAGCCACCGCCACTAGAGTTACCGCCACTAGAGTTACCTCCTGGATTACCGCCATCTCTGCCTTTACTTCCTGGTGATGTTCCGCCTGAAGGTCCACCTTTTTGTCTACCTCCTGCACCTCCTGCACCTCGACTACCTGTACTAGTGCCTCCAGATGTACTACTGCCTCCAGATGTACTACTGCCTCCAGTTCTACCGAATGGTCCTTGTGGTTGAGAGCCTCCACCAACAGTTCCGCCTGGACCTGTTGTACCTGGAGGGGCACCTTTTCCTTGACCATAGTTACTATCAGTACCAGCAGGTTTATCTAAATCTACTTCACCAGCAACATCTCTCATATTACGTTGAGTTTCATCATAAGAATAATCTGGGTGTACATCAAAGCCTACGTTTAAACCTTTCTTTTTCTTTGCCATTTTAGCTTGTAAAGATTTTTTTAATTTACTACGTTCTGCAACTGTCATTTTACTTAATGCTTTTTTTCCTATTTCACTGTCAAACATAGCTGATCTAGCTTCATCTGTCATAGATGCAATTGCGTTATTCATATTTGCTTTAGCCACTGCCCCTACAATTTTTCCAACTACACTTATTGATCCTAATCCAGGTATGCTACCTGTAAGTGCATTATATGCTGCGGTTGCAATTTCTCCATATGGCTGTCCTGTTTCTCCATCAAACCAACTACCACCTATTGACACTGCTCCTGGTCCTGTTGGTCCCATATTACCTCTATTATCACGGCCACCGCCTCCAAGCACAGGCCCAGGATCTACTGGAACAGGTGCGGGATCTATAGGAAAAGGAGTAGGTTCTGGGGATATTATTTCTGGATCTCCTGGTTCTGGGAATGTTGTTATAGGAGTTTCTATATCTGGAACAGAAGGTGATCCTGGTCCAGGTAAAGGCATTACAGTTCCTGTTGTAGAAGTAGTCTGTACGTTTTGTACATCGTACATAATAACCCACTGGCCATTACTATTTTGTTGCATTACTTGTGAGTATGTAGGCATTCTGCCTGTTACTGGATCTGGTAATGGTGGGTTAGCTTGTACTGTCATTTTGATTTAAAATATCCTCTACTCTTATTGTCCTTGTTGGTTTTGATTTGATCCTTGAGGCACAGCAGCTTGCGCAGCGAACTGATCTTCCCCTGGTTGCGGTACACTTCCAGCTCCGATGTTGCCACCTCCAGCTCCCGTTGCGTCTGCTGGATTTGCTCCTGGAGGTACTCCTCCAGCAGGACCCATGCCTGGTGGTTGTTCACCAGGGCCTGTAGTTTGTTGATTTCCATTTGTCATCCCCATTATTTTAGCAAAAATTTGTGCATTCTCTGGATCATTGATTAATTGATCTGGATCAATATCTAACGATTTAGCAATTTCTTTAAGTACTGAATGCCATCTTACAAATGGTGCAATATTAGGATTGTTCGCAGTTTGCATAAATGTCATTAGTCTTTGTGATCTAACTTCTTTCTGCATTAACGAAGATGTTCCCATTGCTTTAATTTGTAAGTCGCCTTTTATTGATTCCATGTTGTTATTAAATTGCATATTCCATGCAAATAAAGATTCACCAAGGGGCCTTAATAAATAATCATCTATATTTTTTACTACTGTTTTAATACTTAATGCAGCTGCACCCATAAGCATGGACATACCTGCTGCAGTTCTTGTTGTTGATTGTACTCCAGTTGCACCATGAGAGTACGAAGGTATACCTGTAGACTCATCTGCTAACTGTCTAAACTTATCAAACATTTGTAAATTTTCTGTTGCTGTGCTTGGAAACTTAATGCCGTTAATTGCAGTTCCTGTTACTCCAGACTGTCTTCTAAATATTTTACCAGGATATATAGACATGTCTTGACCTGGTACCAATTGAGTTTCATCTATATCAAATACTAAATTACCAGCTAATGCTAAGTTATCAATAGCCATTCTTGCATGACCATTCATTACCATTTGTGCATCTTCCATATTTTCTGGTATACCCACACCAAAAAATTGATACGGATTTATTTCATAAGGACAAATATGATAGGGTATTCTATCAGGAGTAAATGGATTTAATACTAATCTTAATAATTTTCCATTACATATCCATGCATTAATCTGTATTTCATCTAATGCTTCTAGTTCTGAGCTAAACTCAAGACCTGCTTCTTCAGCAAGTTCTTTATCCATTGTGCCCCAGTATTCATATACTTCAAATCTATTTTTTTGAAGATCATCTACATTTTCTCTATCAAGTAATGAAGTTTCAAAACCTCTTACTTCATAGTTAGCACCCATTTTTAAACATTCTGATATAGCATCAGGTCTAAAGAATGGTCTTTTAGCTAATCCCCTTAACTGTCCTCTATTAAAAGAATGCCTTTGTATTACATAATCACAATCATCTACATTAGTAGCATCTGGATCAGGATAAAAATCCCATATACTTACAGCCTCTAGCTTAGGTACTGTTTTAAGTTTAGGATTATATACTTGTTCTTCAGTTTCTTCATCTTTATCCCAGCTATGTAAGACTTTTTCATCTGTAAATGGTCCTTTTAGTACTCCAGTACCCAGTAATACCATCTCAAATAGAACATGTCTTAGTACTGTTATAGCTGATGTTTCATCTAATTGATCGTTTATTAGCTTTTGTAAATTAGCAGCAGCCTCTCGTGCTGGCTCAATATGTGGAGTATTAGGAGAATCAGGTGATGGACCTTCTGCAAAGTCTATACCTTCATAATCTTTTGATAATCCACGCAATAAATCAGCTGTAGTTGTTCCTGCTGCAATTTCTTTACCATCACCAGGAAAACCATATAGATCTACTATATTACTTTCATCTCTTTGTAATGGCTTTTCTTCTTCGTCTTCACCTTTTACTCTAGCAAATTCTGCTATACCATCAGGTATGGGCGTATGATCTACACCAATCGGAAAGCTACCACTTGAAAATAGTACTTCAATCAATTGACCAAACGCTGCTAGAACTTTTGTTTTAGTTATTTTAACAAAGACTCTAGACTTTTCTCTTTCTGTAAAAGACATATCAGCACCATAGATTCCTCTATAGTTTCTATATGCTGTTAGCCATCTACTTTCATCAAAGTACCTAGCATCTTCTGCTTTTAAAAAACGAGACTTAATGACACCTTCTAGACTAGAAAAATCATTTCTAACAGAATCATCTTTACCTTGTTCTTCTACTCCTACAACTTCGTCATCGGATAGATCTATCTTAGCCATTAAGTTTCCTAACTATTTTAGTAGTCTCGTTCGTCAGCCATAGAAAATATTTTTCCATCGACCATATTAGTTTTTACTTTAGATGCATCTTCGTTTTTTCCACCTTCTTCAACAGCAGGCATATTGTTAGCAGGTCTTTCTAAGCTAGTAGTAGTCTCATCAAGATCGCCTTGTTTATATTTTTGCATTATATTTGGCATTTATTTCTCCTTAGTTTTTGTTTTGTTTACAGCTTCTTGCATAAATTTAAGAAGCCATGGGTTGTCTCTTATAACAACATGAAAGGTATTGGCTAAGTTATTAACTACAGTCTCTTCCTTTTCATCGTCTGCAAGTGGATTATCTTTTTGGGTTAGTCCACTAACGTATACGCAAGAATGAAAAATTTCATGTATTACCGTATTTAGTAAATCATGAGTTTCTAAACCTGCATTGATTTGAATAGCATTTTCTCTTTGTAAATACTGTCCATAACAATCTGTTAAGTTATCCTTTTTAAAATCAGGATTTTCTACTTTAATAGTTAGATCTTGAAATCCAACTCTTAATTTTTTATTGTCTAATTCCATTTAATATCCAAACATTTTATCAGATGGTGTATAGTTACTTCCATTATTAAATGATGAGTAACCATGACCATGGGGATTAATGGGGCGAGACATACATCCGTATCTTAACGCATCATATGCGTGGTCTTCTGTGTGAGTATCAACATCCTCTGGATTGTTTTTATCACACGGTAGTAGAGGTAGTGTTCGTATTAAGTTAATACAGTTATTAAAAATAAATAGAGATGGTTTATCTCCATCATTAGTATCTCTAACTGATAACCTTTTGTGTATTTCTAATTTACCATTTATACGACTTCTTGGTGATCTATCAGATGGTCGCCATCTGCATCCTGCATTGATCATTGTCTCTGCAATACTTGGACCGACATCACCTCTTCGTGCCCATGTACTTGAATCTAGAACACCGTATCTAATATACTCATTGTATTCTAAATTTAAAACTTGATTAGCAAATATATCTGCTACTACTTTTTTTGTATATAGTTCTCTATAGACATACAAGTTATCATCAAAGTCTATAGCGAACCAGAGTACACAAGCAGGAGAAGAGTAACCCCAGTCACATGCTCTAAACTTATGCCAATTACTAGGTATATCAAATGGTTCTACAACATGATTTACCTTATTAAACTCAGGAAATGCAGCATCTTCATATGCACTCCAATCACCATCTAAGAATTGCTTTCTTTGTACCTCTGGTAAAGAGGCTAGCATAATATAATAATCCTCTGTTTGCATCAAGTATGGATTATCTTGTAACTTAGCTGGTATAAATCTTCTAGTTATTTTTCTTACACCTACTGGTGTTTGTATCTCAATATCAAATCTTGTATTAGGAACAGCAGGATCAACAAACATTTCTTTTACCCAGCCTGAACCTATGTTCCCTGGATTCCCTGTAGCTCTCATAAATACTGGTATCTCAGGATCTACAGATCTAAGAGATGATCTTAAAAAGTTGTAGATATCTGCATTAGGATATTGGGGAAGTTCATCCACTCCAATCCAGGTGTAAGATTGACCTTGATATCTAAGTACGTCAGTAGTATTTTCAGCATATCCAAATTCTATTTTTGCTCCTGATGGAAATCTCCATTCTTTTTCTTGCTCTCTCCATTTAGCACCAGGATACGCTTTAGGGTATAGTTGTTGTGAGTGATTAATTAAATCTCTTAACTCTGGCATAGAACGTCTAAGCAATAGACATCTATGTTTTTGTTTATCACAATAACGTAGTGGATCAATAAGCATTGCATATGATTTACCACCACCCCTTGCACCACCATAAAATACCTCTCGTTCAGATGCAGCTAAGAATTGTGTTTGAGGTCCACTGTTTGGTTCAAATATAACTTCTTGTTCTTCTACTACTTTTTTTACGTTTGGTGGTAAGATGTCTAGATCATCTTCTACAATTATATTTTGTTTGTTTTCTAGTACACCATCAATTTTTTTAATAGCTTCTTTTTTATTCTTTAATTTCTTTTGTGCATTATGATAATCATCTTTAGCTTTCTGTACTTGTTTAGCTATATCACTAATGCTAGCTTTAGCTGATCGTTTAGCTTTGGCTATAACCTTTTTATGTTTAGGTTTAGGTGGTGGTATATCATTCACTTCTTGATAATACCTTTCTTAAACCTGGTGCAGATATATATCTGCCTGTTTTCTTTTCCATCCATCCAGCAACTTCTCGATAGGAACAACTTTTAATATATTGTTTTGCTTGTTCTATAGCTTCGAGTTCCTCTTGGATCGGCTCTAATAATTTCTCGTCTTGTTCACTTACTTTGTAGCCAAATGGAACAGTTCTTGCAATTCTTTTTCTAAGACCTAGACTCATTGTTTCGTTTCCCATATAACATTGTCCACGACCAACTATGTATTTTTCCTGACCAAATAAATATCTTGTATAATATATTTTTCATTATGCTTCTTTGGCTGGCAGTATAAAAATACCATGGGCTACTTTGGCATTAATATCTATCTTCTCTCGTTTAACTAAACCTACTCTATCTAGTATTTGTTTAGCTGCTTCCATTCTAATACTC